GGCGGCGCTGACGCTCTGCTGCACCTGCACGAGCAAGTCCGCGAGGGCCTGCTGGGCGTTGGTGCCCTGCAACAGCGCATCCGCGCTAATGTTGAGCTGCGCCGCAAGCTGCACCAGCGCATCCGCAAAGGCGCCGAGCTGCTGCACCTTCGCGACCATAGCGTCGGCGCTGGCGGTGCGCAGGATATTCTGCTGCTGGATAAGTGTGTCAGCGGAAATCGTGCGGGTGTTTGTAGCCCCAGCCCCCAGCAGGAACCAGGTGCGGGGAAGGGTGAATAACAACGACGGATACTTGTCAAGAAGATGTAATTCCTCTATTTCATTATCAAGTAGAGCACGGCCATGCACAAGTACAATACGGAGTGTGTCAATACATTGCCTCGATGTAAAGGTGCTATTCCTTCCTATCTCGAAATCGTATGTCGAAGGAGTTATACCTCCTACAGCAGAGGATGCGACCGACCCATTTACATACAGTTTCACTGTGGATCCGTCGCAAGTACCAGACAACCAATAATTATTTCCAACAGTCAAAAGCTGACTAGCGTTATTCCACGAACCATCGTAGGTAAAGAATCTAGCTGTTGGTGAGTCAAAATCTTTACGCAGCATATACTGGTAATCACCCTTGCCTGCTATTGGGGCATGGGTTCCAGAATAGTTCGCCCAGCTACACACTAGAGCCGTAACGGTCACTTTAGTCACGTTGAACCTGTCCTGATCTGGAATAGAGCTAATATAGCCAACGCTGAATGAATAAGCAGGACCGTACTCTGTAACCTCCCTAGATCCGCTACCTCCATAAACACCTTCGACGAGCCCTGTAACGAGATTCACAGGTAGTCCCCCATCAAGTATCCAACACCCGATCAAATCATCTGCGAGATCAACACCGTCACGAATAATAGCGTTGTGCGACGAAAGGTGCGCGAAGCGTAATATGCGATGTTTTACTACCGCAACCATCGTCAGGCCGCGTTCTGCTCGTACACCTGCGCGCTGACGGTCATGCTGCTCGCGCCGTTGTTCACGACGCGCACCTGGTATGCCTTCATGGCGGTCGGAATCTCTACCGTCTTGATAGCCGGGTCGTCCGCGACTGTGTCGAGGCGCATCAGGAAAAGGCCGTGGTTGATCGTGTCAAACTCGTCCGCGCTGTCCGGGTCAGCATCCGGATCGCCAGTGGTCATCAGCAAGTACACGTCCAAGGTGTCGCCTGCTGCCGGCGTGCCAGTATTGTCGGCCTTGACCTGAAGGACGGCACCCACGGCGTCCGCCCCAGGCGTAACAACGTCGCTGACGGCAGCAGCACCCGCGGCCACACTCACGGTAACACCGCCTGCCCAGAATACCTGTCTCGCCTGCTTCGTGATCGGCATGGTCAGCTACCTCGCACGTGCGCGACCATCCAAGGCTTGATTTCTGGCAGCCCAAGCTCTTCCGCCCGGCTGACCGTGCGCTCAGCCAGCGCCTTGAGCGAGGCTCCCTCCGTCGCGGTCAGCACGCCCGCAGCCACTAGGGCGTCGATCTGCGCGCGCGTGTTGGCGTGCCCGAGGTCGATGCCCTCCCCACCGCCAGTGATGAAGCTCATAATCCACTTGACTACAGGGTTATTCGCCGCCTCGCTTTCCAGCTTCTGCAATATTCCTGCCGCCACGCTAGGGTCCATCCGCGCCATGAGCTCCTTGGCGGTGACCAGCGTAAGTTGTACCACCTGCCGGTCCTTGGTATTGAGCGAGGCAGCAACCTGCTCATCAGTCATACTGGCGTACCCCCGCGCAAGCGGGTCACTCAGCACCTCACCTCTCAAAACATCCCAGCGCATATGTCGCCCCTCGCAGGAAAAGCAAGGGGGACGTTGCCGTCCCCCTCAAAGTTGCGAGCCACTAGCTCACGTCCCGACCTCATCACGGAATGTTATTCATCCCACCAATGTAGGCCATCGTCCGCTCGTGCTGCACCTCGAGACCCGCCTCGGTGATCCACTCACCCTTCAGCTGGTCCTCGTCGGGCAGCTGAATGTTGTCGCGGGGCTTGGTATCGCGCAGGTACCGATACTTCAGCCCCCGCGGGTTGATGATGAACATGCTGTTCGTAAACACCGGATGCACGTTCATCAGCGGGTGCGTGCGGAAGTAGATCACCCCCTGCGGCAGGATGAGCCGCTGCAGCCGCATCCCATACACCCGAATCTCCTGGTCGAAGTTGATCCGGGTGCTGGCGCTATTCCGCACCACCTTGTTGAGCGCGGTCAGCGCCCCATTCCCGCAGAAGGCCAGCCGCTCATCACCCGCCCCCGCACCGTCGTAGTCAAACACCGGCGCGATGGCGTCGATGAGCTTGTCCTCCGTCATCGTGTCCGTGCTCGTAAACAGCCGCCGATTGGTGCTGATGAAGTTGTTCAGTCCACCGGTGTAGCGCTTCGGCTGCGAGCCGGTCAGGTCCTCATACGGGCGCCCAAAGAGGAACGACAGCTCCATGTCGCGCGCATGGTCGAACATCTTGCGCTTCTTGTCGTTCTTCACCGGGTCGCCCGTGCGGAGCCGGGTCTTCGTCGCGGTGTTGGTCAGGTTGTACACCGTTCGGAAGATCTGGCAGTAGTTCACCCGCTTGGTCGGGTTGCGGGTCGTGGCCTTCGGCGCCCGCGCCCCTTCCTCGTGGGCATTGCCGATCTTCGTCAGGTACGCCGGCGCGGTGATATCCGCCGCGGTCGAACCCGCAATCCCTCGCGCCACCGTGACGGAGGTATCACTCGTCGGATCGGCGGTCACCTCCATCAGCTCCGCCTGCCCGTCATCCGACTCCGCCAGCAGGATGTCCCCCTTCACCAGGTTCAACGCCCCGGAGACCGTCAGCGTCGTGTCGGTCGCCAGCGCGTTGGCCGTCACCTGTACGCGCACATGCCCCAGGGTCTCCTCGAACCAGGCGAACTCGGGGTCGTCCGTGGACTCCTCGCTCATCTTCGACAGCAGCGCCGTCAGCGGCGCCACGCCGTTCGGGTTCAGCCAAAGAATCGTCTCGCGAAAATTCTTCGGCCGCTCGTCAGCGGACCAGCTACCGGTCCCACGCAGACCTGCAATTGCCATGGCAGCTCACCTCCAGGGTTCCGATTGCCTCACTCCTCGTGAATCAGCTCCTCCCAAATGTTGCCGGTCTGCGACTGCACGGGGGGCGGCGGGGTCGGCACCGTCGGCGCCGGCCGCGAGCCCTTCCGCTCCCGCCCCACCGCCTGCGGCGAGGGCTCGGGGGCGGGGGGCTGCGGCGCGGCGGGCTCCTGCTGCTTCGCCTCAATCGGCAGCTGCAGCGCAATCACCGCCTGGGCACCAACATTCCGAATGAGCTCATCCTCACTCGCATTCGGCACCGCCATGCGGTACGCCTGCAGGAACCTCTCCACCGTCGCCCGATGCTCCCGCAACTGCGGCCAGCGCTCATAGAACCTCTGCTCGAAGCTCTGCACGCGCTCGCGCTGCGCCAGCACAGCCTCAACCATCTGCGGAATCAGCTGCTGAATGCTGGCAAACACCGCATCATACACCCGCACGTGCAGTTGCGCCGCGAGCTCGGGCAGCGTGGCCGCGGGATCGGCCTCAAACCGGCGAGCCGCCTCTTCGTCAAGCTTGTACTCCTCACGCAGCTGCTGCAGCGCCTCCTGCCGGAGCCGCTCCCAGTCGGGCTGTTCGGGCTCCGGCTCGGCCTCGGCCTGCTGCTGTTGCTGCGCCTCTGGCTCCTGCGCCGGGGGCTGTTCGGCCGGGGGCTCGGCAGCTTGCTGCGCCTGCTCGCCCTCCGGCTCGGCCTCGCTTTCCGGCTCAGGCTCGGACTGGGCCTCGGCAGCCGGAGCTTGCTCCGGCTCTTCCTGCGGCTCCGTTGGCGGCTCCTCCGCAGGCTCGCCCTCGTCCGTAATGAAAGCAGCCCAATCGGCGGGCTGCTCGGGAGCGGGAGCAGCGGCGGGGGCCTCGTCGGTCCCGGGGGCCTGCGCCTCTGCGCCCTGGGTCTCTGCTGCCTGCTGCTCAGTCGTCATCGTCCTTCTCCTCCGCTACCTTCCACGCCGCGATTACGGTCTCCGCTGCCTCGCGCACAGCATCCGGCATCTTGAGCGCCAGCTCGATGCCCGCGAGCTCTCCCGCGGTGCCCTGCCGCGCAATGAGCTGATCGAACGTCTCGGCGGTCTGCGCGGCGCTGTGCGCCCGCCCACGGGCGGCCTCCAGCAGCCTCTGCCGCACGTACCGCCAGCCCTCATGAGCCTCCAGCTCATCCATGAGCCGCAGGAGCCGCTTGGCCTCCTCGAAGTCGGCCCGACTGACCGGCCCCAGAATGTTCGGATCCAGCATGGGCCAAGCCCTCCACGCTCCTTAGCCCATCGGCCCCAGGCCGGGCACCGGCTGCTGCGGGATCTCCGCCGCCCCTGGCTTCAGCGGCACGATGTCACCCCGCTGCGCGGCCACGGCCAGCTGCTCGCCGTCGGCGACCTGGACGCGGAACTGGCTAATGTTCTTCATCCCGCCGAGCTGCGCGATCCACTCAAAAATCTTCGCCATGTCGAACCGCTCCATCACGCCCGGCACCTTGACCACCTGCGAGAGCAGTTGCGTCCAGAGGTTCACCTGAGCGTAGCGATCAATCGGCATCGTCCCGTCGACCGGTACAAAGGAGTAGAATCCGGCGATTTCCTCCGGGGTGACTGTCACAAACTGTTGCGACCCACCGACGCTTTCGCCAGCCACCCGCAGCTCCATCTCCCCAGTGAAGTGCTCCTGCGTCATCTGCACCAGCACCCGCGCGAGCGGCTGCCAACCAGTCGCGGAGAAGTACTCCGCAACAGTCTTCAGCCTCGTCACGCCCAGCGCATTGGCGCTGCGCACCTCCGTGGCCGTTTTCCGCCCGCCCTGGCTCAACAGCCCCATGATATTATCCGTCACCCCCGTGACCCGCTGGATCATCTGCGCCACAAGGTTGAGGTCGCTGACGTGCTGGTTCGTCACGGTGGACACCGGGAACTGATACACGGCGTCCGCGACCTTTCCGCCATAGGCGCTGGGCTTGGCGCGAATGATCTTGCCCGGCCCGGGCTCCAGCAGGTCCTTCAGCACAATCCGCGAGGGATCAACGACGATCATATCGTTGAGCACCTTGCGGACATTGTAAAAGTGCGTATTGACGAGCCAGTTCATGACGTCCTGCAGCGGCTGCATGACGTCATACATGCTCCGCTTGACCAGCGCATAGGCGTCCGGCTCGTACTCGAGCACAAAAAACGGGAACCGATTGTGCAGCTCCCCGTAGGGCCGGGCCGCAACGATCAGCTCGTCGTTCGCCAACACGAAAAACCACTTTTCCGGGTAGGGGCTCGTCCCCAGCCCCCAGTCGCGCGGCACCAGCTCAACATACATCTCCACCAAGTCCACGAAGTCCGTGTCGCGCGGCTCGGAGAGCTGGGTGTCGAAGCCCCCGGTGTCCTCGCCCTCAGGCATGACGATATCTGCGGGCCGGGGGTTCTGCCTGTCCGCCCGCGCCCGCATCAGCCGCTCGAGCGCCTCCCGATTGAAGTATTCCCCGTCGCGCTCCCGTCGCAGGAACTCCATCCAGGAGATCCTCGTGCGCCGCCCGCAGAACTCCCCATCCTGCAGCCGGTGCAGGGGCACGCGGGGGTCCGGCAAAAACTCCCAGGGCGCGACGTTATACACCCGGGTGCCCTTGTAGCCGTCCACCCGGCGCACCACCCGCCGCTTGACCGTCTTGCCGATAATCGGGATGCCCTCGATCGTGGCCTGCTCCTCGACGATCTGCGAGGTGATGATGGACTCCTCCTCCCAGTATACGCCCAGCACGCCCAGGCCGTACTTCCCGGCATCCAGCAGCCACAAATAGTACGGCGCGACGTGCTCGCCAACCTGGACCTGGTAGTCGATCACCGCCTCGACGTTCGGCACCCGCTGCATGTCGCGGGGGCTATAGGCGGTGAACTGGAAAATCGGGCTGCGCGACAGGAACACCGTGGTCCAGTACGTATGCGCCGCCATGAGCACCGCATAGCTATACGGAATGTGCAGGGTGACGTATTGCGGCTCGCCCTGCAGGTCCCGCTTGAGCCGGCGCTTAGCATCGGCCTCGGTCTCCTTCACGTATGCTATGTGCTCCTCGTCGGCCCGGCGCCACTTGTCGCACAGCCCCCGCAGCGCCCGCTCGGAGAGCTCGATGCGCTGCTCCAGCGCCCGGCACACCCGCTGGTGCAGCTCCGTCCCATAGCGAATATCAATGTTCACGGTGCGGCCCTCCAGCTGGACAGATCCAGCTCCGGAATGTTATCCTCCTCGACCTCCAGCCATTCGGCATCCAGCACGCTGTCCTCCAGGGCGGCGTTTGTCGCCACCGCAACGGCCTCCAGCACGTCATCATGATTCACCGCCGGATAGGCCGTGAACTGCTCGATGAACTCGGTGTGCTCCCGCCGGCAGAAAAACTGCTTGTTGCTCGTGATCCCATGCAGCGCCTGGACAATGCGGTCCCGCTTGGACCGCCGATCGACAAAGCTCTCGATCTGCACGTACCGCCGGCGCTGGTGCATGGCCTGCTCCAGCAGCCACTTGAGCGTGGCCTGATACGCCACACCCTCGACGCGGACCTTGCGCGGGCGCCACTTGTCCAGCAGCCGGAAGAACTCCTGCACGGTCCACTCGGGCGTATGGCCGCGGGACACGGAGTACTCGAGCAAATACACCTGCCCCCGATAGCGCCCGACAACCGCCAGGCACTCGTAGTCCTTGTCGCGAAGGTTTTTGCGGAGCTGGGCCTCGCTGGCCGGGGGCACCGGATCAATCGCCATGAAAACCTGCATCCGCTCCGGCAGCACCTCCCAGTACTGCAGCCACTCCGCCCGGAAGTCGCTCAGCTCCCGGTCGATGATCTTGCACTCCTTTTCGCGCATCCACAGCGAGAGCTGGTTGCGCGCCAGGGCAGCCTGCTTTTCGGCGATGAGCTCCTCCGCGGTCCACCGATCCGGCCAGACGCTCCGGCCCTGTTCGTCAAACACCCCGACGCGCAGCGACCTCCACTCGGGATCGCGCTGGCACAATTCGTTCAAATCCGCCCGGTCGAGCGGCGTACCCAACAGCACCATTTTCGCCAGCGGGTTCTCGCTGCGCGGGGCGAGCGACTCCTTCAGCGCGCCGAACCACAGGTCCTCGAGCTTCTGGCGCTGTTCGGGGGTGGCGGAGTTCTCCTCGTCCACCAGGTCGTCGCCGACGATCAGGTCCGGCCGGTAGTCCTCAACGTTGATGCCGCGCACGGAGCCCGTGATGCCAAGCGCCAACACCCGGGCCTGCCCCCCGAACGCCCCCAGCTCCACGGCGATCTCCTCACCGGTCCACTTCGAGCCCTTGCGCAGCCCGAACGTCTGCGCCAGCAGCGGGTTGAACTCCACCTGC